GATCAGCTGGAACCCGTCGAGTGAACCGGACTCCAGACCGAGGCTGGCGTTGAGGTAGCCGAGCACGTCCTTGTTGCCGGTGAGGGCGATGTTTCGCCAGAGCGTCGGGTTGACGACCGCGAACGAGGGCGTGTTCTCGGAGGCGATGACGGCCATAGCTCCGTCAACGATCGCACCGAGGCCGGCGACGATCCCGGCCGGCAGGGAGGCCAGCGACGAGTTGATCGCGGTAGCACCGGCGACGGCGGCGGTCAGCCATGCGACGTCGGACACGCGGGCGTAGGACTCGGCCATCTTGGACAGGTAGCTGCTGTAGATGGTCTGGTCGCCGAAGTCGAGGTAACGGCGGTCGAGCTTGTGCCCGCCGGCGAGGCGGACGGCGTCGGTGGTGACCGGGATGGTGTCGATCGCACCGGAGGGGATTTCGCCGGTGTTGCCGGAGTAGGCGGCGACGGCCGGCTCGGCGGCAGGGTCCCACTTCCAGCCGTTGACCTTCATGCTGGTCAGCGGCTTCTGCCCGCCCAGGGGAATGTACTTCCGCTGGTATCCCTTGCGGGTCCAGATTTCGTCGATGAACTGGGGCACCTGGACGTCTGCACCGATTGTGAGCGTCGTGGGGCCGGAGTGCTGAATGGACGTGATGGCGAACAGGGCGTCGGCCCCGGTTTCGCCGAACGGTTCCATCACGGCGCGGTCCTTGGTCCGGGCGTAGGTGGCGAGGGCGGAGAACAGGGCTTCGGAGCCGAGTTCCTTACGGGTGTCCGTGGGCGCGTTCAGCCCGGCCGGGACGATGGTTTCGGTCATGCCGAACTCTCCTTCTGGGTTAGCCTCGGCCGGGGCGGCGTCGGTGGTTGTGAAGTCCGCAATAGCGGCAGCTACGGCGGTGTTGATCTTGTCGGTCAGGTCGGCAGCCTCGTCGTCGGCGAGGGCGAACAGGGCGGCGGATGGGAACGCGCCACGGGGAACGAATGCGGCCCCAGTGAGGATCGCGGACACGGCACGGGCGCCGGAGCGGACCAGCTTGGTCACCTCGGCGGACAGGCGGGGCCGCTTGGATTCGTCGGGATCGGTCGCGGCGGCGAGCAGCTGGTCACCGTCTGCACCTTTGGCGACGGCGAAGTGGGCGACGATGCCGGCGTCGGTGTCCTCGACCTCGGTGAATCGCGCGGCAGGGGCGAACTGGGAGTGCCCCATGTTCGCGTTCAGGACGGTGACGTCCTCGGGGATGGTGACGGTGCCACGGGAGAACATGACCGGCTCAGTCTTGGAGACGGACGGGGCGGAGAGTTCATCGTAGGGGAGCAGCAATCCCCGGAGGGTGCGCGCCTCGACGTCGGCGAACAGGGCAATGTCGGTCATAGTCAGTCGGCTTTCGGATCGGTGACGGTGGGGGCGGTGGGGGTGTTGCGGCTGGACTTGTCGAACCGGATGACCCGGCCCTCGGCGGACACGTCATCCAGCGAGAGGCGGGCCTCGATCGGGCCGAGCCACATCGGCAGCGTGTAGTCGTCGAACTCGTTCCGCTTGCCCTCCTGGGTGGAGTAGGTGAGGGACGCGGTCGACTGGGAACCGTCGAGGATGGACGCGGGCACCCCGGTGAGTCGGGCAATGTCGAGCACGATCGCATTCCGGCCCTCTTCAAACAGGTCGGTGGAGACGGCACCGTGGACACGGATTTCGACCCGGTTGTCGGTGAACCCTGTAGCGCCGGTGGTCGAGGTTCGGGCTGCAGCCCAAGCGTCGACGAGGTCGTCGACCTCGTCGTCGGTCAGCTGGTCGTCGGTGATCTGGTGAATCTCGGTGAGCGGGATCGGGTTTTGTGCGCGTCCGATCCATGACCGTTCGAGGGCACGGGCGCCCCGGATGGTGTTGGCACCGGCGGCGAGGATGCCCCCGGAACCGTTGCCGGGGATCAGAATGATTTCCTTGTCCTGGGCGGGAACAAAGTCGACGGTGACCGAGCCGGTGCGCGGGTCGACATGCCATTGCTCGATCGGGATTCGGATGGCGTCGATTATCTGACCGGCCGCGTCACGGTCGACGGCGAGGGCGGACCAGTCGTAGAAGAACACGTCGTCGAGGACGTAGGCGATGCGATGCCACGGGCTGATCCCTGACGTCGTCCGGTAGAGCCAAGGCTGGTCGACGATCGTGTCGCCCTCCAGTTCGATCAGCTGGAGGCTGGCGGCGATACCGACGAGGACGTCGCGGGCTTTCTTGATCGCGGGGATTTGCAGGGCGGCGAGGCGGGTGACCTCGGAGATTTCGCCGGTGAAATACTCGGAATAGACGACCTGGGCGAGAGCGCTGGACTGGTTGGGGGTTTCCAGTCCAGGGTGCACGGGGGTGGCGAGTGCGGCGAGTTGGCCGGTGCGGCCGGTGAGCACATCGAACAATCCCATGTGCCCGATGCTCCGGACGTCGGTAGACGTCAGACGGTCGCGGCCCCGCGTGTCGTGCGCTTTGATCGGGCGTCGGCTACCCGGTGCCGGAACTTGTAGACGTCGGGGTGGACGTACTCTTCATGGTTCATGCCGGATACCTCGGCCTCCCGGCGGGTGAACTGGAACGCGGACCAGTGCGGGCACTCGTCGCAGGTGACGACGACGGACAGGGTGGAGCAGTCGAGGCGGATCATTTCACGGTCGTCTTTCGTCGTGCGGGGGCGGGTTTCGTCTCGTCGAAGGCGAGCAGGGCGAGACTCCAGGCCTCGATCGGGGTGACGTCGTCGCCGGCTTGGGCGCGGCCGAGCGCCCAAGCGTTCACCCCGGCCTTCCGTTTGACGACGATCTTCGCGGCGGACGTCAATTCGTCCTGGTGGTGGTGCAGCAGGTTGCCCTTTTCGAACTCTTGGACGAGCAGGGCGGCGGCTTTCTTGACTTGCATGAACGTCATCGGCAGCAGTCGGGGGCGCGGCCGGGCACGCTGGAGGCGCTCGACGGTGAGCAACACGACCTGACTACCGACGTCGTAGACGAGCGGAACCCCGTACTTGTTGGCGAGGGTGACGGCGGCATGGGCGAGCCAGTCGACACCCCGCTTGTGTTCGAGCAGGACACCGACCCCGCGCCCGTCCTCGTCACGCCATGCGGCGAGCAGGGACGCCGTCAGCTGGTCGGGGTGGGTGACCATGGCGAGCATGAACCGCTCCGGCGGGTCGGGCAGCGCCCCGGATTGGCCCATAGCCGCCCAGGCGATCGGGTCGAACAGGGCCGATGTGCCGCCGATGATGCCGAATATGCCCCCGTATTCGCGGGCGAACTTCTCCGGGGCGAACGATTCGAAGTTCTCCCGGATGCTTTCGATCGTGGTGAGCGTCCCGACACCGGGGTGGGAGGCCTCGATCAGTTCCCTGACGCACGCCTCGGGGTGATCTTCGGACGGTTCCCAGTCGGCCAGCTGCTCGTCGGTGGTCGATTCGGGCATTGCATACTCGACGATCCCACCGACACCGGAGCGGCCGAGGGCGAGCGCATCCCAGAGCAGGTTCCCCCGCCGGAACCGGCCGGCCGTCCCGGCGGCTACCAGCTGCGCGTCGGGCCGGGTGTCGAGCGTCGGCAGAGCGGCGCTAATGATCTCCTCGATCTTCTCGGGGTCGTTCGGCTCCCCCGCCTCGTCGAGGATGAGCAGGTCGAACGCCTCCCCTCGCACGTCTTCCAGGGTGGAGAGCCACTGAACCATGCCCCCGTTTGGGAAACTGATCCCCTCCATGCCGGCGATCCGGACCACTTTGAGCGGCCGAGTGCGCTTGTCCGGGTAGAGGCGTTCGATCGGGGCGGCGACGTCCTTGAGAAACCTCGACCGGCCGGCCTTCCCCGAGGTCAGGGTGAGGATGCCGACACGGTAGTCCTCACGGTATGCGGCCCGGCCGAGGCCTATGGCGATCAGCGACGTCGACTTAGACGAGCGGCGCGGCAGCAGTAGGGCGTTGCGTTTGTGGCCGGCGGCGAGGGCGTCAGCGACGAGCAGCTGCTGCGCCTGGGGGCTGCGCCCTGGCAGTGCACGATCGCCGTGGAACCGGATCAGCCTCGCGCCTTCCAGAAACTCCCGGCGCGCCTCGTCGCTGGTGACGAGTTCGCTGGAGTGCAGCGGGGGGAGCGCGCGGGCGCGGAGGGCCAGCCATTCGGATTCTTGGCCGAGCGGGCCCGGTTCGGGGGGACAAAAAGCTGGTAGAGCCTCAAGCGGGGTC